TCTAAGGACGGGCGAAGGTCTCGGTGTTCCTCGTGCATCTCTTCCATATCCAAGGAAAACTCAAAGAAGGCACCAGTCATAGCTGATGGAATAACTCACATGACATGTCCAAGGTGCGAGCGCCTTGGTCGAGAAAGCCGACTGCCGGTAGATTCCTTTGGTCTTGCCCGAAGAAAGAAAACAGGCAAGAACTCGTGGTGTAGGCAGTGCTGTTCAGAGGCCACTTGCGAGTGGCAGAAGACAGAAGAGGGCAGGCGTAAGCACATTGAAGCAGTCAAGAGGTACAACGAACGCAAGCGACTGGAGCGTTCCAGACTTTGAAACAGACATCGACCGCTATGAGTGGGAGATACAGCAGCGTTTTGAGTCAATGGATACGCTTGATCGGTGGGTTGCGTCTGACGGTGTCTACACCATCGGGCCACCAATCCCACCAAACGCTGTCGTCTTTACTGATGACGTAGCCACAAGGGCTTTTGAGAAGGGGACCAAGGACGGCTACCTGGCTTGTAGGCCGGCTGCCGAGAAGCTTGGTGTTTCTAGGAAGGCTGTCAGGCTGCTTGTAGATAGGCTCACAGACACGCGAGTCGCCTACGTTGTCTACCCAGGAAAGATAAAGAACAGCCGATATCACTGCCGGATGATTCACAAGAACAGTGTCAGAATCATAAAGAAGAACGTTTCCCACTGGATGAAGAAGGCAAAGCAGGGTGGCAAAAAAACAACAGCAGAAAATCTTCGCAGAGGTCGCTGAGATAGAGCTTACTGGCGGAGACTACGCAGACTTCTCGTCTTTCGCTGAGAGCCATCTGCTCATCCAGACAAAGCGCGGAAAACTACTTCCCTTCAAGCTGAACAAAAGTCAGCAAATCAGACAGCAAATGCTGGATGAGATGGAAGAGGCGGGGGTGCCTATCCGCGTATGGGAAGCTAAGGCAAGGCAGGCGGGCTGTAGTACGCACATACAGGGCTGGATGTTTCATCGCTGCATAACAAGGCGCGATGAGGTCGCCCTTATCGCTGCTCACGCAGACCACTCAGTTCACAGCATCTTTACAAAAGCGAAGATGTTTTACGACAACCTCCCGAAGAACCTTCAGCCACTTACCAAGTACAACAACAGGGCAGAGCTAGACTTCCGTGCCCCTAACGGCCCAACGGGCCTTAGGAGCAGGCTCTCTGTTATGACGGCAAAGAGCGCAGAAGACGCCCGTGGAACCACCGCGAGGCTGGCCCATTTCTCTGAGGTTGCTTTCTATAAGCAGCCAGAGCGGTACTTCCTGGCGACACTACAGTCCATGCCAGACGGGCCAGGAACGTTCGCCTACTCAGAGTCCACGTGTAATGGCTCAGGGGACTTTCATCACACGATGTATCTAAGCTCAAGGGTTTGGCAGGACGAGCCCTACCCTTGGATGCCGCTAAAAGAGAAGTATCCGGGAGACCCAGACTCAGCCTGGTACGCGCATTTCACTCCCTGGTTCATTGTTGAGGAGTACGAGCGAGACCTCCTGTGCAGCGAGAGGGAGTTCGTTTCGTCTTTAGACACTGACGAGCAGGAGCTTCTAGACAAGTTTGGCGAGTGGATAACCCTTGAGAACCTGTCGTGGCGCAGGGCAACGATAGCCACCAAGTGTGGCGGCTCTATCGAGCGATTTCATCAGGAGTATCCAAGCACAGACCAAGAGGCGTTTAGTGCGTCTGGCTCGCCGGTCTTTGACCTTAACTCCATAAAAGCGCAGAGAGACGTACATGGGTGCTGGTGTGATCTCTGTTTGCCGTACGCAGGAGCCAGAAAGCCAGAATCCAACGTGTGCCCAGAGCATGGCTGGTACGAGATAAGCGACAAAAGCGACTACCCTGGCGGACGAGAGAGAATGTACTCCACGTACTCTCCAGAGGTTTGCGAGGTTTCGCCTGGGTCTGGCCGGCTCTCTATCTGGAAGAAGCCAGAGTCTGGTTGCAGGTATGTAATCGGAGCAGACGTAAGCAAGGGGTCTAGCAGCAAGGACTGGGACCATCTTTACGTGTGCGACCTCGCAACCCTTGAGCAGGTTGCTGAGTGGAGAGGGAAGATTGAGCTAGATGAGTTGGCACCAATCTGCCTACTGATGGCCCTTTACTACAAGAACGCAATCCTAGCCCCAGAGGTGACGGGGCTAGGCGCTGGGCTAATTGCCCTGCTTGAGAGGTCTCGCTATTTCAATCTGTATAGGCGCGTAACCACAGACACGCTCAGTGGTCCCACCGTTATGCTTGGTTGGGATACGACCAAGAAAACGAAGCCAGCCATGATTGGGCTAATGCAGCGAGCCCTAAAAGAAGGCTACGTGAAGATTCACTCACGCCAGGTACTGGATGAGATGGAGGCGTACACGCGCACGGTTCTTTACAGCAAGGACGGCATCGACTCTCTACAGGCGAAGATGGGAGCGCCACCGGGAAAGCATGATGACGCCTGCGTGGCTGCCATGATTTGCACTGCTGTCTCCCACTACACCCCAGGCGGAATGACCAAGATTAACGCCACAGAGGTAAACATGGAGCGGGCCATGGACCACAGGAAGTGGACCTCTGACGACTGGGACGAGTACGAGAGGCAGGCTATTAAGAAGCAGAAGCGCTTTCGCGGTAATCGACGCCGGTAAGACCGTAAATGCCCCACCCAGTCTTGTGGATGCGACCTGGGTCTTTGTAGATAACGTCGTGAACCGCGTGACTGGAGAGTCCGGTTTCTTCGATGATGTCTTTAAGCTGCATCTGTCCACGCTTTCCTAGAACGGCCTCGATAGCCTCTCTGGCAGCGTCTCTGCGCGTCTGTGCTGACGGGCCTTCCCTCTTCTTTATTGGCTCCTTTGTGTCGCCAGACTCAATAACGCTGGTTCCAGCGACGGCTAGCTGCCTGTCTCGCTCTTCCTTGCCGTAGAAGTCCTTGCCCTTTAGCTCTGGACTGGCCTGCTTTCCCCATGTTCCCTTTACCGTGAGGTCTGGGGTGGCGTGAGTCCAGGCCCTCTTCGCCCCAAGTCTTCCACAGTGCCAGCACCTGACTTCCCTGAAGTCGCTTCGTTTGCTGACCTCGTAGATTGCTGACTTTGTGTGCCAATCAAAGGCACGCCCACACAGCGCGTGCAGGCACTTCATGTTGTAAATTCTCATATTCCCCTCTATCCAAATCTATTGATTATTGCTTCTTGGCTCGACGGAGCCACCTCTCTCGGGCCAGTTCCGGCTAACGCTCTTCCGTCAGAACCAACGCCGACATCCCTAACGCTTTCTTCCTGTGCTGGGCCACCCTCTGCCGTTTGGGCTGCCGCTCCTGCGCTCATGGCTGCGCCTTGAAGCTGAGAAAGCGGACCGACAAGTGCTCGCTTGTCTTGCCTCCATACACGGAAGGACTGAACGACTGGAGCCATTGTAGAAACAACTCCCTGGATTGTTTGTAGCAGTCCCATGAAGGCCCTTTGCTCTTCCGCAGGGTCTGTTGGAATTGTTGATCCAGCTTGGATGTCTACGTCGAAGTAGCCCTGAATGTCTGAGGCCGTGAAGGAGATGAACTCGTCTTCTCCGTCGTCTCCGTCAATGCGAAGGTAGCGCACCTCATCCCAGTATTGGCGAATGATTGCCAGAATCTTCCGAGAGATTGCAGACACAAACCTCTCTGTTTCCTCTAGTCGCATACCAACGCGACCTCTTGTCGCGGCTGAGGCAATAGCAACCTCTGTTGCGGTTGTTCCCTTTCGGCTTGCGCCTCCACGCTGGAACGAGTCAATGCCAGAGATTTCATACATGAGCTTAGAAAGCCCACTTAGAACCATTGGCGTTGTGCTGGGCGGCGGTGCCTCTGGAAGCAACATGATCGCGTCTTGAATCCTCGCTACGCTTGCCGGAAGCTCTGCAACAGCCATGTCGTCACTAGACTCAAGCAGTGCAGTGAGTTGTCCAGACTCAAGCGCACCAGGCGCGGCAACGAACTTGCGTACAGACGAAAGCCTGTGGTGCCGAAGGATGTAGTCCCATTCCTCGTTAAGCCTGTCTGCAACGCCCTTGACGCTGGAAAGGTCTGAAACGTGAGTGCTGTAGAACTCGTTTGGAACCTGAATGAACTTCAGCGCCTCGTATGGATAACCACGCATCTCTATCGGGTCTTCAACATGACGAAGGACTGAGTCCTGAACGTCGCCAGACCCAGGATTTCTGACAAGCCACGCAACGTGCCTTCGCATCCCGTTCCCGGTGCTCCTCCAATACCTAAACTCATAGAGCGTTACGTATTCTGGTGGAATCTCTGGTGTTGCTAGGTTGTTCCTTGCGCTCTCTCCGCTTAAGGATGCGGGCACAGAAGACGACAGCCATGCGTTTGCTTCAAGCGAATCTGGAACGTCGAACCGTGAGTCTTCTCGCAAGTCATCAATGCGAACTGTCATTCGCTCACAAACCCATGGGCACTGGTTTACCTCTGTATATCCAGGCGGAATAAGAAGGTCCCAGGGGGCAACTCGCGTAACTGTTGGATTGTCGTTTGGACCCTCGTCGAACGAGATAAGTTCCGACCCAAGCAACGACCGCAGCCTGCGATGCTCCTCTCCGGTCATGGCTACGGCGACTTCCTCCTCGATCTTTTCGGGTCCGGTGTCGTAGTCCTCTTCCGTATAGAAAGAGTCGCTTGCGTCGTACCCAACCTTCGCAAAGCCAACCCCAAACAGGAGCGTGTCTAGGACAATTAGCTTTGTTGTTCTGCTGCCGTGTATCTCTTTCCAGACGTAGTTCAGTGCTGTCTCTGCAATCCTCGCAGCATCCTTGTCGCCAGGTCTCCTTGGCTTTACATAGATGTATGGATTGGCAGAGATAACGCCCGGAAGGATCGTGTTGGCGTTGGACAGGAGGAAGTTGAAGTTGACCTCCTCTTCGCCTTCGTAAGATATGCCACCGACCGACTTGTTTTTGTCTCGATCTCCTGCATAGTCTCTCTGTATGGCTTGCCAGAACGGCAGGTGATTCTCTTCAAGAACACCCTCCGACTCTTCTATTTTTGCAAGCCAGTCAGATATGTTGGAATTTGATACTTTGATTTTGGTAGTTTCGTCAGCCATTGGATGATGCTACTTGACAAAAAGGTTAAGGTGAATTTCTACTACAGAAACGCGAACAAGCGTACGGAGGAACCATGACAGCAGAGGCGATCACCGACAACACTGAAGAGATCCCATTTGAGGATAACTCTGATGTGACCGGGGATGAGAGTGATGATGTGCATGGTGACGAAGAGCAAAGCCTCGCTACAGAGGAACCTGCTCCAGAGTCTAGCGATGAATTTTGGCATGGAAACCCGGAAGAACTCCCAGACGAGCTAAAGGGCGTTTACAAGAGTATGCAGCGTGCGTTCACGAAACGTATGCAGCGTGCTTCGGATCTTGAAGAGAAATACTTCAGTTCCATCGACGCGGCAAACGCAGCCGTGTTGGCCCGAGCTAAAGAGGCCGTTGGGGCCAGGGAGACTCCGGTTAAGGAAGAGGAAGCTGTTCCTGATCTTGCCAATGGGGCCAAGCCTGAGGATGTAATTGCGTATTACGTTCAGAAGGAGGTCGGAAAGGCGCTTAAGGACTCTGGCGTGGAACGTCTTAGCCAGGAGATGCAACCTGTTGCCCAGAGAGAGCGTGTTGTTTCCGCCTATAAGCAATTTGCTGGCGAAAACCCCAAGCTCGACCACCAAAGGCTCGCGCCGCTCACCGGTCAAATTATTGATTCGGACCAAGAGCTTAGCGAGCTTGCGTCAGTCAATCCGTCTGCTGCCATTAGGCTTGCCTCCCGCGTTGCTCGTGCGGAGTTGAGTGTAGCGGCGACAAAGAACAAACAACAAAAGAAGCGCCAAGCTGCACCAGTCTCTGCAAGAAGTGGTTCGACAATCAAGCGTAAGCCAGAAAGTATGCTTGAAGCTGCGACCCGCGCCCTTAAGGAAGCTGGAGTGCCTACCGACGGCTTCTAGTCTTTAAGGAAGTAAAATGCCTGCTGTTACAGCGACTATCCCCTTTGACAGGGTTTACTCGACCACCGCCGCTGCCGAGCGGTCCACGGTGGCGATGGAAATTGTCCAAGCCAACCCACTCCTTTGGCATATGTATCGCCAAGGCTCCGTAGTCTACGAGGGCGGTACTGAGTGCCGCGTTCCTGTCGTCCTGACCGAGTCGCAGAACGTTGGTGCCATTGGTACTTACGCGACCTTCTCGACCACGCCGGAAGATGGCCCCGACAAGGCCCGTTTCCCGACTTGGTACAAGAACCGTGCGTCGATGGTTATCGACAACACCGAGCTTGCTCAGAATCGTGGCAAGTACCAGATCGTGAACCTGCTTCAGGCGAAGCTTGCGATTTCCAAGATCAGCATGATCAACGACCTCGCTCGCCAGATGTACGCTAACGGTGGTGCTGAGTCTGCTACCTCAACCACGCCTCTTGAGCTTAACGGCTTGCAGTCGATGATTGAGTTCCTGCCTGGAACGGCGGCCACTCCGCAGGTTCAGACTGTTGGCGGAATCAATAAGAACGTTACGACTGGCGGCTATGCCAACTGGACGAACCAGTACGGCCTAATGACCGCTTTCGGCACGAATGGTCTCGATGTCTGGGAAGAGGTCTACATGGACTGTTCCCTTAAGGGCACCCACCCGGACATCATCCTCGTGGACCCGATTGTCTACCGCTTCTTCAAGCGACTCGTTGCTCCGAATCAGGAAGAGCGCGACGTTGCCTTGTGGAACCAGGGCTTTGAGAACTTGCTGTTCAACGGAACGCCTGTTGTTCCGTCCGAAGAGCTTAATAACTCAGGCCAGTGCTATTTCCTGACGACCTCTGGAAAGCGCGGAGTCAACGACTTCAACCTGAAGCCGGAATACTTCGATGTCCCCGGAAAGAACCCGCTGGTTCAGTCCAAGGGCACCGGAATTGGTCTTCAGCTTGCAATCCTTCAGTCTGACGATTTCCGCCAGACCGAGTTCATGACGCCGCCTAACAGCGATGTCATTATTGCCCACACGTACTTCACCTCGATGTTCGTGACATCCTCCATGCAACGGCAGGGATGCACTGACTTCGGTGGTGCGGCTCCCACTTTTTAAGCTAAGGGAAGGACAAACAAATGTCTGGATTCATGTTTGGTGGTTCGGCTCTTACGCTGGACATCGGTGTTGAGAACACAACGGGGTTTCCTGTTGAACGCGGAGACGTTGTTCAGGTTGCCCTTTTGAACGCGGATAACCCGGATGGCTTTAATGCTGTCATTCCTGATGTTGCTGCGGCTACGCTTGGTCAGTACGCGCCGATGGGCGTTGTGCAGGCACCCCCTGGCCTAGAGATCCCCAACGGCGAGGCTATGATTGTTCGTATCCTTGGTGTTACGGATATCTCCCTTGATGTTGGAGCGACAGGCCCAGGACTTGTTTACGCGCAAGATCAGGTCTCCAGCGTCACCAACGCTGGCGGTGCTGGAACCCGATGCACAATCGCTGCCTCTGCTGCGGTTGGAACCACGGCTGCTGCTGCTGGTTTGCAGCAGATGGCCCGCGCTCATGCGGTGATTCTTACCGCAAGGACGACCGCTAATCCGACTACGGGGGTTCGTGAGCGAACCCGTGTGTGGTGGAACGGCCTCCCCTAAAAACTAACGTGTGTAGCGGGGGGCTTCGGCCCCTCGCTTTACACAGCTAGGAGAATTGAAGATGGCTGTTGCCACACACGTTAGCCGGGTAGCGAAGGAATACGCTCCCTATGGCTATTCGATTGTTGAGGATGTTGCTGTTAGGTTTGGGGCGCTCACCCACGGTGGGGACCACAAGCTTGTTGCCTTGGCTCCCACAGACGCTGATATCTATGTTGAGTCGGCTACGCTGGTGTTTGACACGACTGCCGCTGCAAACGCTGACTGGGATGTGTCGATTTATAATGAGACAGACGCCGCTGCGCTTAATAGTGCGGCTGTTGCGACTGGAAGCGTTGCCGCATTGACTCCGCAGGCGATCACTATCGACCAGCACCAGACTGTTGCCGTCAACGACCTTCTTGTCGTTTGGTTTGATAACGACGGGAGTGCGGGGGCCTCGCCAACTGGCTCGGTTATCATCCGCTATCGGCGTAAGGCTTAATCTAAAACCCACTCGCTCTCTGGGGGTCTTCTGTGGATCTATCCGAACTCAGGACGGCCCTCAAAGAGCGGCGTGAGGATTACTCGCTCTCAGACGCGAAGCTCAATCGCAAGATCAACCAGTCCTACCTAGACATCTGCTCTAGGCGTAAGTGGGGCTGGCTTCGTCGTGAGTACACGGCGAATATGTATGCGCCTGTCACGCTTACTGGCACAGCAGCTACGGTAAACTTCGCTGCACAGCCTGGGGAGCGGGTCGTCTCCTTTGACGACGGTTCCGTTGATCCTGCGCAACTAGCTATGCCACCAATATGCGGCGTAGGTAAGCGGGTGATTATAGACGGTGATTTCTACGAACTTCAGTACATGAGTCCTGCGGATCCCGAAGAGTCGCTGTCGGGCTGGTTTGGATGGTTAGATCGACCGTATCAGGGTCGTATGTTTCCAGATGCCCCCTATTACGGCGAGATAACGTTTTTGTTCCATGAGGTTGCGCTTCCTGTTGGCGCTCAGTCGGTTGTTCAGACTGTTTTGTTTTCTGGGAGTAGCTCGCCGCTCGCGCTTAACGCTATTCAGCCTGCTTCGATGGCGTACAGGAACAAGGACACCCTTGGGCTTCCAACCCAGTATTCGGTGGTGGAGAAGGAGCCAATCCCGAAGCCGGCGAAGCGGATACGCGATTTCGCCCAGACAAACGGCTCCGCTGGTCCCGTCCCAACGGTTGCCTTTGGTCTTGAGGGCTATACCACTGCTCTTCATGCCTCAGGAAATTTGGAGGGTGGTGCAACTTATACATACTGGTATACGAACTACTGTTGGCTTTCCGGCGCTGAGTCTGCGCTAAGCGAACCAGAGACTGTCACGCTTGCGCCATCACAAAACGCTGTGTTTCTCCCAGACATAGCAGCGCGCAAGAACTACGTTATCCGCATTTATAGAAGCAAGGCTGGCGGCACAACCCCATATCTAGTCAGAAGTTGGCAGTTTGAGGAAGCCCTTAATGGATCGTCGTTGGCCCCGCCGTGGGTGGCCGGAGGAGGTCGAGCTTACGACTTGCAGTCAGACGACATGCTCCGGGAGAGGGGGCCAGATAGCGCCTCGTCGATGTTTTTGAGTCTTTATCCAATTCCAAACATCGGAAACAGTCAGGCTAAGATAGAGGGGGCGCACGAAGGAACTGGCGGGAATGAGCTTTACATCCTTTATCAGATGGAGGCTCGCGCTCTCAGTTCAGACAACGACAGGCCACAGTTTGAAGCCACCTATACAAACGTATTGTTGGATGGGGCAGAGCTTCTTATGCTGTCGGCAAACGACGAGCAGGGTCGGGCTGGTCATGTTCAGCAGCGGTACGAAGCTGGCATCCAGAGAATGATCATGCAGGATCGACTTAACTTCCAGCAGAGGGCGCTCATATCTCGCAACTCTCGCGGTATTCGCGGTAAGCCAAATGCTTGGTATGGCTCTGTTCCTGATTATGGCTCTGGTGGACTTGGTGGGTTCTAGTGACAAAAGCCAAGGGCAAGGTTGAGGAAGTAGAACTGCTTCAGATTGCTGGCCTTGACACCAGGGTTTGGCAGAAGGACGGCTCCTCTACAGACAACACTGGAGTTGTTTTTACTCTTGCCGGTGAGGTCGCAAAGATTGGCGGCATCCAGCCCCTTCTCAAGTGGGCAAGGTCAAGCACGGTAACCATAGACCCAAAGACCGGAGAAGAGATGTCCCATACGGGCGCCTCTCCGTTTTACGACGATGAGTATGGCTATCGGTACCCACTCATGTCTATCGGCTCGTTCAACCTGAATGGTGCAGTAGAGATCCTGCTTGAGTTTGGCGGGATGCTTGCTGTTCTTCGCGGCAACAACGTTGAACTTTTAGCCGTTGGCAGGAGAGTGGCGAAGAGGCCCTCAGAGGGCACGCAGTTCCTTCAGGTTGGCGGTGCTGTCTTAATACTTAATGGAGTTGATAGGAACCTTAAGTGGGACGGCCATATCCTGTCCCCACTTGGGATTCTATCTGCTCCAAGTGCGCCTGAAACGCCTTCGTGGAACACAGGAGAGCTTGGTAGCACGGTCCCGTTTGGGGTAACCCCAGGAAACGGAGTATTAGCGGAGGCTTACTCAGGGAGTGCAATAATTAAGACCAGTGACGACATTAGTAACGAGTATAGATACAGGCTCACTTGGGTAAACAACCAGGGCTCTGAATCAGAGGCAAGCGCGCCATCTGAGCTATTTACCGACTTAAGCGTTACTCCAGCGGTTGGTGTTGATGTCGCGTTTTGGGTTCGGGTGTCTGGATTGGGCCAAGCTCCGCCACAGCCAGACATTATTGGAAGGCGTCTTTATAGGGCTGGA